CGGCGCAAACACTTTCGCAGTACCAGATCTAAGACCTCTTGCCAAAGATGCGCCAGACACGGGCAAGCCGCGTAGGATCGATTGGAGTGAAGTGGGCCTGCCAAGACAAGTGATTTGTTATGAAGGCATATATCCAGTAAGACCATAACACCTTGAGGAGTGAGCGATGGAAAACGTTATTGATGACTCAGAGCATCAAAGATTAAAAACTTCTTGTAAGTGTGGCTGTTCAGCACACTGCGGACACAGTTGCATGTCAGAAGAATGTGAATGTAACGAGTGCCTGTGTGATAGTTGTTTAGTTAATCAGGATTTGTAACATGTTTGTTCGTCATGATATCACCCTAACATCTGACGCTGTGTGTAGAANTNCAATTAAAACTCTAGNTGTTNATGATTTTTTGTATTATGACAAAGATGGNTTTGAATTAAATCGAGCAGAACAAAAATTTTATTCTGCTATGAATTATCCNATAAACNATCCTATTTTAAATCATTGTTGTTGGCAAGAACCTTGGTATACTTTAAGTCAAGACAATCATAAACTTTTGTTAGATCATTCAATGTTTCTCTGCCGTTGTAGTTACGGTGATGCCGCCTTAGAACAGTTAACTAAACTGAAAAAAGATATCCCCTATGCCGATCTGTTGATTAAAACTAAAAAAAAGTGGGGATTTGATTTTGCGTTAGATGCTGTAGCCGATGATGGAACAGTATATGAAGTGTTACACGTTGAATATGATAATTGCTACTACGATGATTTTAAAAATCATTTGATCCTATTTGAAAGCACAGTCAGGCATACTGATTGGGTTGATGCTGCTAACAAAGTATGGGTTCATCGAGACCAATGGCAACATCTCAAAGGATTTGCTCAAAATCATTGGAAGGCTAATTTTTTGTTAGGATGGGACCTGGCAGAATATACAGAAAAAGCGGTATAATAAAGTTCGTCTTAAGATTGATTTAGAATAATTGTAAGAAAACCCTACCTTAGGCACCGTACTCGTACGGTTTGGGTTGCGCGGCTGCTGCGCTGGAGGGATGCCAAAAGTGAGCAAGACATAAAGAAAGGGCATTTGCCCTTTCTTTTTCTATCAATATAATATATCGCTATGCGACTGTAGGTTAATGTAATAATTACAGTTTTATTTATAACTGTTATTCTTGTGAAATTACAAATGTGATGTTATACTATGTTATTGATAATATAAAATTGGTTAAATACTGTATCAGGAATAACTCTATGAAATTAAAAACAAAGAATCAATTTTTACAAGAACTTAAATGAGCTGGCTGAAGTACGAAACAAGGAATGCGCTTTTTGTAAAGTACGAGCAGTTAACATCATTGACAGTGCCATTAATCTCTTAGAGAGTCTACACAAAAACTACGATGCTGAGCAAGCAGATGAACTTGAACGCAGATTTATNAATGCCATAAAAGGACAAGATCCTGCNAAGTTTACTCGAGGTATCCGTAGGATTGCTGANAGTCGCAAAAACAAGAACTTAACAGAAGGCAATTCTAAATGAGTGGCAANGTATTTAAAGACTCTGCCGGATCNGTATTAACTAAACGCATCAACAAAGCTGATGTCCTGCCAACAATTCAATGGTTGGAAAAAGTCACCAACTTAGAGCTAACTGATCACTTGTTGGGAACTGCTGGAAAAAAAGAAACATCTGGCGATCTCGACCTAGCAGTAGATGCCAATGCTGTTGATAAAGATGAATTTGTTTCTAACTTATCTAGATATATTGAAAAACAAGGCGGCGATCCTAAAGAATGGATACGTAAAAGTGGGATCAGCGTACACTTCAAAACACCAATCAACGGTGACGAAACCAATGGATACGTTCAATCAGACTTTATGTTTGGTGAGCCAGAGTGGCTCAAATGGTCAATGACTGGATCAACAGAAGGTAGTCCATACAAGGGATCACATCGACATATTTTATTGGCCAGTATAGCAAAACACAAAGGCATGAAATGGAGTTTTCAAAATGGATTGGTTAATAGAGAAACCAACGAGATTATAACCAAAGATCCAAATGAAATTGCTAAGAAATTATTGGGTCAGATGTCAACACCTAAGGATTTAGAATCTGTCGAATCAATCCTAAATATCATAATAAAATTACCAAATTATGAAGAGGTAGTAGCCGATGCTAGGCAAACACTGGCAAAGGATGGTGTTGAATTACCAAAAGCATCTCAAATAGAAAGTTTACAGACCGGAACAGTTTCGTGGTTCCGACGCATGTTAGATCTTGTTTAATTAAGAAAGATTCTCAATGGGTGGATGGGCATCAACTAAAACTCAAAATACTAAATTGACACCTGAAATTATTCGGCAGTCATTGAGTATTTTAAAACAGTTTGAATCTTCGTTTAATCGTTATCTCAGACTCAATCAAATAGAAACCATAAAAATCAGTTCACCAGTTGGCTCTGGTGCGTATTATCTTCGAGATCTTGAATCACATCCCGAGAAAGAATATGGTGACATTGATGTTCACATGATTATTCCTCGCATAGTTGGACTCAGCAGTCATCAAAATAAAGAATTCTTTTATACTAAAATTGCTGAATTTTGTAAAACAACCAATAGATTTGAATCGCATGGCAAGGGAGTCTTTTTGGCATTAGGCGACTGTAAATTTGTACAGGTTGATCTAATAGCCATTTTTTCCGAGCATGCCCAATGGGCTCAGGTACTAACACCCGAATATGGAACCAAAGGGGTGTTGTGTTCTACATTATATACCTCCCTGGCTGAAACATTAATGATGAGTTTCAGTGAAGAAGGTGTTAGGGCAAAGATCAAAGACGGTCAACGTGTACCATTTAACATCAGATCAGGAACAACAACGCACACAGTAACCATCGACCCACGGCAGTGGGGGATTGATATTGTTAAATACCTAAACGGCAACACTATCTCTACTAGACTTAATAACTATCCAGGAATGAAATCAGAAATTCAAGTTACTGATATTGTAGAAACCATCAAAGGAATTGCTGAAAGTTTAGAGATGTCAAGGCAGTTGCCAACAAAATTTTTAACCAAAGAAGATTTTTTAGAATCTGTGAAGAATAACTATCTGGCTAGGATTGAATCTAGAATCCAATCAAGCAAGTTTGACAAGGCAGAAACTGATGAAGCAAAACAAAAGGTAGACGCACTTAAAAATATGTTGTATACTAGGTCTAATGAGATAGCAGGATTACTGATATGAGAGCACAAGAGTTTTTAATTAGAGAATCAGAAAAACCTAAGGTTGGAAGAGCATTTCAACATGCTGAAGACCTTGTGATTGTTGATGGTTCGCAAGGTGCGTTTCACGCATTAGATCAATTGGCTGCTATGGCAACCACTGTTGATGATGTTACAATCAAATGGGACGGCAGCCCTGGAATTTATTTTGGAAGAAATGATCAGGGTGAATTTGTGCTCACAGACAAGAGTGGGTTTACAGCCAAAGGATACAATGGACGAGTAACATCCGCAACAGATTTAGCCAATATGCTGTTATCACGAGGAAAAACAGAACCTACTGATGAACGAAAACAATTTGCTGCTGCTATGGCTAGTTTATGGGATCGATTTGAAAACATAGTGTCTCCTTCCTTTAGAGGATTTGTGTATGGTGACCTTCTATATCACAGTCGCCCACCTGTTGAAAATAGAGAATTTGTATTTACACCAAACACAGTAACCTATGAGATTCCAGTTGATTCCGAGTTGGGACAGCGTATCGCAAAATCAACCACTGGCATTGTAGTTCATTCTTACAGAGAAAATGCTGAAGCCAACGAAAATCCCATTCGAGGATCACTCAAAGGAATTGACAGTTCTCAAGAAGTAATGGTAGTAGGTCCTATGACTGTAGCTCAAGTACCTACTATAGATTCTAGCGAAATCAAACGAGTAAAACAATTTGTAGAAGCGCACGCCACAGAAATCGATACACTACTTGATGATCAATGGTTGGCATCTAACAAACTCAGTGATTTCAAAGCACTGTTATATAAATTTGTTAATCAACAAGTACCATCTAAAAACCTCAGTCAATTAGACAAACGCTTTGACCAATGGTTAGAATCTAGCGGAGTGTCCGCAAATAAAATAACTAAAATTCAAGAGCTAAGGCAAACAAAGCCGCAGGCGTTTGCGGCAGTTTTTGACACATTAGAAATGATTATGAAAATCAAAGATGATATTATTGATCAATTGGACCTTGCCAGCCCAGTAAAATCTAGTATTCAAGGTCAACGTGGTGGGGAAGGATATGTTAAGGGTAACATTAAGTTAGTGCCTCGAACTAAATTTACAGCAGCAAATATAGAAAAACACGCCTAACCGCCCTATTTTTTTCAAAAAGAATAAATACTTTTGCCGATCCCGGAGCGGGATCATTGATTTAAGGAGAAAATATCATGGCAGACGTATATTCATTAGTTGGGCAAAATGCTCAAAAAACTTCACCAAGCACCAAATTTGGTACTCGTGAACTTGTAGTTTTAAAAGTTGAACAAGCCGGGGTGTTTGTTAACTTCGCCAACGCTAACAGCCTTTACAGCAAGAGCGTTCGTGCTGTTCAACAACGTGCTGAAATTTATGGAGTTTTTGCTCCAGTTGACGCTTCTACAGATTACTACCATGTAATCGTAGCTGCTGACACTGTTTCAGCTGCTGACGACTACGATGACGAAACAGCAGGTTACGGTCTTTTAGAAGCTTCTATCGAAGCTGGATCTGGTGTAGCAGCAACCGTTACAGCAGTAACCCTGTAATTTAATTCCTAGGGATGGGAAGGAAAAGAGCGGATTATTTTCCGCTCTTTTTTTATCTGATTAAATAGTAGCATATTATGACACGCTACGAAATTATCACGCTAATTGATATTACCAGAGTATCTTGCTCGAGATCAGAAACTGACAAGATTAAATTAGGACAACAGGCAAATTTTAATAGTCTAATTCAAAGTATTGGGTTACGTGCTAACATCACCTGGGATAAAGATCCCATTAAAATAGATGGCCAACTTCCGCTGCCACTTGAAGGACGATGTTGTTTTTGGTCCTGGCAATTTGAGACTGAGCATAATGATCTATTCTTAAAAGAGTCTGATCCGGTTGGCCATTTAATCAACGATCTACATGGTGTTCCAATTGTATCTGATCTTACCAATTCTGTAGATATTCATCCGCCTGCGATACAAACACGTGGTTCAATGACCAACACCTGGATAAAAATAATATAGTCGTTTAAAATCTGTTGTTTTCAAAGTAAATATTTTATAATGAAAACAATAATAAAGTGGAAGATGCCAACTCTTGTGGCTATGTGTGTGATGACGATTGGAATAATAATATCTATCGTAGCTGTGATTCACGACGACATCATTATGATTTTGTTAGGACAATCTATAATCACATCAGTGTCAATCCTTTGGTGGGCATGGATTATGACCACCATCAACACCATTATGTCAAAGACCAATCATACTATTCAACAAATCGTTGAAGTAAAGACCGGAATCGAAGAAGTTCGAGAATTATTAGAACCTAAGATTTTTGATGATAGTGATAAATAACTCTAGTACAGGCAAACTCATAGGCATAATATAGGTACCCNAATTATTTAACTTGGAGAGAGTTATTATGGCCAACAAGCCTACTGAATTAGAGAGAACCAGCTTAGAAGCACATGTTGATTTATGCGCTTTAAGATACGCACAATTAGATTCTAGATTAACCGCGCTTGAGAGCAAGGTTGATGACATGCACAATGACATTGTTGAGGGCCAGAAAGGTCTAGTCAAAGTTATTGTAGGTACAGCAGGAACTGTAATTGCTGGGATTTTATCTGTGGTAATTACAATCCTATTACGCATGTAATAGTTTTATCTATGATTAAATAAAGGACTCTCGGGTCCTTTATTTATGAGCAACATTCCTAAAAGATTAGAACAGGTAATAGTTTCTACACAGAAGCGTCTGTTTAAAAAAAATCAAATTTTACCTCAAAAGGTACATGACGGTATCTTGGTTGGTAATGTTAAAATAACCTCCGACGGTACTGTTAAGAATCTATGGCAGTATGGAGAATTATTGTATAAAGAAATACACCTAAATAATGTGGCTATCAAGTTAGCCAATATGATGGCATTGAAAAAATCAAAAGTCAAAGCTGACGAATTATATAATGCCGATCAAGAATACGGTAAATGGTTTATAGATAGTCAATTATTGCGGGCACAATATCAGCGGGCATGTTCAAACCAAGATCATGCTCGTGCCGATATCATTTGGGCTAGATACTGTGAGAGCCGAACAAGAGCAGAAAAGGCCAAGAATATTGCACAGAGATTGGCACAACTTTGAATAAATATATTATCATAGCTATGGATTTTTAACATGAAAACAAACGACTTATTTAAGAACAACAGATCTTCAAAAAAGATTAATGAGAGTATTGCCAAAACATTTGGTAAAAAATTAAATCTCGAATCATTTGATCTTCCTCGGTTAGAAGATGCTCGAAATAAACTACGAACACAACTACACGGATTTCGTTCTAGTTCAAATTTCAACGAAAACCTAGAAAATGATGCGTACCATCAAGCACAGTGGATGCTAGATGCTATTAACGCTGAGATCGCAGAGCGTGAAGAATTTATCGCAGACGCCGGAACCGCCGATGCTGCGTATGAAGAAGGGTTCAATACAGAAGTAGAAGATTTTTTCCATACAGTTGCTAACAGTAACAAGGGTTATGATATGCTGTACAATGCCATGGGGGGTGACTACGGCAAGGAAGTTAGGAATGCTGTACAAGACATGTACGACAATATCTCTAGAGAATACGGTTATCATGCCGATGATGACTTTGAAGATATCTACGACAAGATGATGGATCAAATTGAATCTGACTATGCTGACAGAGACAGTGATCCTCCAGAAGAGGGAGAACCAGACGAAGACTATGGTACGTTCCCAGAAAGCACACAAGGTGAAGGATGGCAGNATGATCCTGAGAGGGGCGCTGANGAAGAAAGAGCCAAAAAGTTTCAATGGGACACNGACTCTAACGAAACAGCAGCACAACATAAAGAAGTGTGGACNGACATGATAGCCGATTTAGTTGATTCTCGTAATATAACTATTCCAACAGACGAAGAACAACTCCGCAGACTAGCAGTCAAAATTGATAAAAAATTAACAGAGCCNGGGTATTCAAGCCCAGATGTTGCCTTTATTATGTCAGTATTATCAGACATGGCANNCGATCAAAAAGCCGANNCACAATATNACGAAAGCAAAAAGGAAGAAAATATGAAACAACTCAAAGAAGGCGAAATCCAACAAGCNCAGTCAATTGTAACAGCAAAGACTATGGTTGACAGAGTAGGTAGATGGATTGAAGAATTAAGCGGTATGGAAAACGATACACTGTTACAACTTGGTGATCAGATCCGTGACGAAATGAGTCAAGAGCAAGCCAAGTCATACATTAGTACAGTTGCTCCTGCTATTCAACAAGCACTTGAAAATCTTAAATCAACAAGAGAAACTCTAGCAACCGGAGTCCGTCAACTTACTGGGGAAGAACAAGGTGCCGAAATGTTAGGTGCTCAACCTGAAGAATCTGATAGTGAAGAAATGCCAGCAGAAGAGCCAATTGAACCGGCTGAACCAGATGCGATGAATACAGGTAGCGAATTTGCTGACGAATTTGCTGCTGCCGACGCTGCTGCCGGTGGCGCAGAAGCAGCAGGCCGCGAAAAAAGAGAAAGTATTGATTTTCAAAACCGGCTACTAAAGGTATTAGCAGGATAATGAACTTTACCGACTTGTTAAGTGAAAACGAATTCTCTAAAATTAGAGAATTTACAGGCATGGCTACACAGCCTCAGATACCCAGTCCTACTGGTGTTACTCCTGTAACTCAACCCACCACAGCTCAGCCACTTCAGCAAACAAATCCTGCTCAGGCTGCTCAAATGATCAAACAACGCAATGATCAAAAAAAGCAAATTCAAGATCAAATTGCTCAAAAAACCAAAGAGATACAAGATCTAAGAAAGCAACTAATGGAGTTAGGATGAGATTTTTTGAATTTGACATTAACCCTGCCAATGCCAGCATTGATAAATTTGTCGTTGCGTTAAGGAATCACATTGGCAGGGCATCAAGTAAACAGTCTCCTAGTAAATTGTCTTGGTCTGCGCTGTCACATATGAGTAAAGCCAATGGCTTTGAATTTAATGCCGACTACGAAACTTTTAAAAGTATGTATGATTCATCACCCGTGATTCAACAAATGGTGAGGAGTTTTAACGACACTGGCATTGAACTTAAAGTTCCAGGATCTCCCGAAGACCGACACAGCGACGGAACGAAGGACAGTGAAGAAGAAGTTGCCAAAATAGCAGCTAGCGCAGCACCAAATCAACTGTCTCAAAACCAACAGGGAATTCAGGTTTGACTATCCGGTTTTAATACTGTATTATATACAGTATGACTGAAAATATATTAACTCCTCCACCTTATGTTGAAAGATTTCAATATAAAAATTGTAAACAAATCAACGATCCTGTAACTCGAAAAAGAGTATATCAAACCCCTGACGGGGAATGTCTTCCTAGTGTAACAACAATTCTCAGCGCCACCAAAGATATGACGCACCTCAATGAGTGGAAGAACCGTGTTGGACACGAAAAGGCTCAGCGAATCACAACAGAAGCAGCAGGCGTTGGAACAGCCATGCACGCAAATCTAGAAAGGTTTCTAGTTGGGATGAAACGCCAACCTGGAAATAATCCGGTTCATGTTCAAGCCAACAATATGGCTGAAGTTATCATCCAGAATGGTCTTGTTCATGTTAACGAAGTATGGGCTATGGAACAGAGTCTTTATTTTCCGGGATTGTACTCTGGTACAACAGATTTGGTAGCTGTCTACAAAGATAATCCTTCAGTTTGTGATTATAAACAATCAAATAAGGCCAAGAAGGCAGAATGGGTTGAGGATTACTATATTCAATTAGTCGCCTATATTCTAGCACACAACGAAGTCTATAAAACTGATATGAAAGAAGGTCATATCTTTATGTGTTGTAGAGATTTAACTTACCAACAATTTGATTTATGGCCAAAAGATTTTAATATGTGGCAGGATAAATGGTTATCTAGAGTTGAGCAGTTTTACAATTTGTAAAGTGCCATCTTCTTATCGGCGGCTCCTCGATATGCGTAAACATATGAATTTTTCATAAAAGAATTTATCATATGTGATTACAATTGGTAAGGTAGAAGAATATTACTCTGCCCTAAGATAAATAACATATTAGAGGATTAGAATTATGGCCGTGGTGCAAATTTCCAAGATACAATTAAGACGTGGTAAAAAAAATTCCAATACAGGAATTCCTCAATTATCTAGTGCTGAAATGGCATGGGCGATAGATACACAAGAACTATATATTGGCAACGGCTCAGTAGCAGAAGGGGCACCTTTCGTTGGCAATACTAAAATTTTAACCGAGCGCGACAACATTCTCGAACTAGCAGCTAACTATCAATTTGGTTCTAACGAGCCAACAATTAATCTAAGTGTTACTAGATCGTTACAGTCTAAATTAGATGAAACAGTGAGCCTTTATGATTTTCTTGTGATTAATGAAGATGAAACTATCAATTGGGATTCTACATTTCAAAATGCCTTAAATCAGTTATTTAGAAATTCTGATAATCAACTACGCAAAACTTTGATCATACCCAACACTGATTCTGTTAGTCCATACGTATTAACTCAACCATTGCGTATTCCATCGGGTGCTAAGATACGTGGTGAGAACAAAAACGAAACCATTATTAATATTGCCAATCAAAACATAATTTTTGTTAACAGCCAGGGAGTTCAATATGATCCAGATCTTACTCCAATTAGAACTGCTGTAGATGTTAGTATATCAAACTTAACCTTTTTGAGATCTTCGGGAAATCTTGTGCTATCTGGTATTGCTGATACTGTGTTTGACAATGTTAGATTTGAGGGAAATTATCAACTAGGTGATTTAGTTGAAGAAGAAGATTCTGCTTTTCTTAGTTGGTCAAATAATACCCTTGGAGCAGAAACCACAGGAATTAAGTTTAATCGATGTGATTTTTACAACATCGAAATAGTTTCAAGATGTGATCAAACTATTAATTCCTCAACAAAAATTGACTTTGTTTCTTGTAACTTTAATACCGTAGACACTGGTATTTTGATTTCTTCGGGAGTTGTAGGACAGACCAATGCTTGGGGAATTTATGATTGCCAATTTGAAAAAGTAGCCAAACATGCCTTTAAAGCATATCACGGCCGCGGCACCTTGTTCCATAGATGTTCTTTCAAAGAATGTGGTAATGGTGTAAATTCAGCAGCATATCCTTTATATGAAATTATCTGGTTTAATGAACAAAACAACAACAGAGTGATAGACTGTAATTTTGATCGATTAGCCGCAGTTACAGCTAGGAATGATGTAGAGGCACAATCAATCACNGAAGTTTANAATGCNAGCAAGGTAACAATGTTAGATCAAATAGAAACAACCATTGACCTAGTTGATACNGGNAATTACCTAACGACANTACCGTTNGTTGTTAGACAAATAGCNTTATCNTACAAAGCTACTCTAGGAAATATTGTTCGAACTGGCACATTAACAATAATCGTTGATCAAGAAGAATCGGAAGTTTCGTTATCCGATAATTACAATTTTTCACCATCGGNNTCTACCAGTGAATTTGAGTTTACGGTCAGCAATACGCTGCAGGTGGAAGTTATAGTTAATTATATCAATCCAATTGAGCCGGGATCTGCTGGAACACTCACATTCAACGCGACATACGGTGTTTGAGTTACATAACCACCAGAGACTGGCCGCTTGGAAAGAATTTAGAGCCACACTAGAAACCAGCGATCGCCCTCTCGAAGATGTATCAGAGCTGTGGGCAGCAGCACCATTTGTTTCACCTTATATTGATCCCTACACCCCAACATCCTGGCCCGACCCATGGCATCTAATTTTAGATTCTAAGTGGGATGATCTTGCTATTAGTTTAGGTATGTTATATACTTTACAATTAACTGATCGTTTTTGTGAATCTATATTTCAGATTGCCATGGTGAAATTACCCTATGAAAAACACAACAGATATCCGTTAATTGTAAATAACGATAAAGTTTTAAATTTTGAATATAAGAGTGTTGTCGGTCTAGATTCCATACGCAATGCGGGGTTCAGCATTATTTGGTCTCGATAGCAGTATTATATAAATATCAGACCCGACGATAAAAGAGGTATAAATGATAACAGTAATTAAAAGAAATGGAACCAAAGAAATTACTGACCATTGAAAAGTAGGCAGGCGCAGGTCGCAAAGATTTGCCAGGGTATTGCTGATGTAAGTCAGTCTATGATCGAAATCAAAGCACAACCTCATTTTTATGACGGTATCAGCACCAGAGAAATTGATGATATTACGTTGAGAGCCATTGTTGATCTCATAGATGTAGAAGCGAACCCGGACGTTGGACATACAAATTATCAATATGTAGCAGGTAAGCAACGGGTAAGCATGTTACGAAAAGATGTTTACGGTCAATACCAGCCCCCAAGTTTATATGAAATTGTTAAGAAAAACATCAAAGTTGGATTATATACTACTGAACTATTAGAATGGTATACTGAAGAAGAATGGAAACAATTAGATTCCTATATTGATCATGCTAAAGATGAAGATTATAGTTACGCTGCTATCGAACAACTGATTGAAAAATATCTCGTACGTAACCGTGCTACTAAAGAAGTATATGAAACACCGCAGATTCGCTATATGATAGCGGCTGCTACAGTATTCCATAAAGAAGACGCTAGCCAGCGTATGAAATTTATCAAGGAGTATTACAATGCCGCTAGCGATGCTCTTTTCACTCTTGCTACCCCTGTGCTTGCTGGCCTTGGCACTCTTACTAAACAATTTAGTAGTTGTGTTCTTATCCGTAGTGATGATGATCTTGATAGTATTTTCGCATCAGGCGAAATGATGGCCAAATATGCCAGCAAGCGTGCTGGTATTGGTCTAGAGATTGGGCGACTACGCCCATTGGGATCACCAATACGTGGCGGTGAGATCATGCACACAGGTATGATCCCATTCCTTAAGAAATGGTTTGGTGATTTGCGCAGTTGTAGCCAAGGTGGCATCCGCAACGCTAGCGCCACAGTATTTTATCCAATTTGGCATCATCAGTTTGATGATTTAATTGTGCTAAAAAACAACCAAGGAACTGATGAAACACGTGTCCGCCATATGGACTATGGTGTTGTACTCAGTGCTTTTTTCTGGCGCAGATTTAAAAACAAGGAAAACATCACATTCTTTGACCCTAATGAAGTACCTGACCTGTATGAAGCATTCTACAGCGATATCAAATTGTTTGAAGAATTGTATGTTAAGTATGAACGACGCCGCGATCTGCGTAAAAAAACCATGTCGGCAGAAGAAGTATTTAAGGGTGGTATACTAAAGGAGAGGACTGATACAGGTCGAATCTATCTTGTGTTCATTGACAACGTAATGAATCAAGGACCATTTGACCCAGAATACCATACTATATATCAGTCAAATTTGTGCTGTGAGATCTTATTACCAACGAAACCATTCAAAAGACTTGACGATGAAGAGGGACGCATAGCCCTGTGCACCTTGGGGAGTATAAATTGGGGTGCTTTCCGTAACCCAGAAGACATGCGCCGTGCTTGCCGTATTTTGCAGCGCAGCCTTTGTAATATTTTGGATTATCAAGACTTTTTAAGTATACAGAGCAAACTATCAAATGATGAAATACAACCATTGGGCATAGGTGTGACCAATCTAGCATATTGGCATGCTAAACGCAGTCTCAAGTATGGTGAAGCAGACGCATTACAAGAAGTTAAATCATGGATGGAGCATCAGGCCTACTACCTAACTGAAGCCACAGTTGAGTTGGCTCGCGAGCGCGGTCCCTGTCTACACAGTGATAAGACCCGCTACGGTCAAGGTACGTTTCCATGGGAATTGCGGGCCAAGGGTGTTAATGAGCTGGCCGATTTTACTCCTGAACTTGATTGGGAAACACTGCGAACAAATATGAAGCAGTATGGGGTACGTAATGCTACACTAATGGCTATTGCCCCNGTTGAAAGTTCTAGTGTTGTAATTAATTCAACCAACGGCATTGAAATGCCAATGAGTTTAATATCAACCAAAGAATCAAAAGCTGGATCATTTACACAGGTTGTTCCGGAATATCATAGGTTGAAAAATAAATATCAATTGATGTGGGAACAACCCGATTGTGTAGATTATCTAAAGACCGCAGCAGTGCTAGCAGCATACGTTGATCAAAGCATATCTACCAATACTTTTTATAATCCAGCGCATTGGGCAGATCGCAAGGTACCAACTACACTTATTGCTAAGAATCTAATGCTAGCTCATCATTGGGGAATTAAAAGTTTTTACTACAGCTTAATTAACAAACAAGGGTCAAAGGCCTTAGACGAAATCCCCCCAGATATGCCCATGGAAGAAATTGATTTTGATGACGAAGAATCTTGCGAAAGCTGTAAATTATAGGATTAACGGATGTCAAAACAACAATATAACTTAACAACAAAAACTGACTATTTAAATCGCAAGATGTTTTTAGATCCGGCTGGTCTGGTAACAATCATATCTGTAAGATAATATTAGCATTGGGAAACTATTAATGATACACATTAGAAAAGAAAGATCTCAATTACATAATGGATTTAATTTTTATCCGTTAAGTAATGAATATAGTTTTGGATTTATATTTAGGTACGGTCCAAAGATTCCCCTAACAAATCTAGGATCGAAAGCAGTTTGGGTTAGATACAGTAAAATAAACAAAAAATGGATTATCAAACATGAGCAAACAACAATATAACTTAACAACAAAAACTGACTATTTAAATCGCAAGATGTTTCTAGACCCAGCCGGTCCGGTAACAATCCAGAGGTTTGAGGAGGTAAAATATCCTAAAATTCAAAACTTTGAAACCACAGCACGCGGATTCTTTTGGATTCCAGAAGAGATCAGCCTCAGCAAAGATGCGCAGGACTTTAAAGATTCCAGTGAAACGGTTNGNCANATTTTTACCAGCAACCTACTACGTCAAACAGCACTGGACAGCCTNCAAGGNCGNGGNCCAAGTCAGGTGTTTACTCCNGTGGTTAGTATTCCAGAGCTNGAAGCATTNGTCTACAACTGGACNTTCTTTGAAACCAACATTCACAGCAGATCGTACAGCCACATCATACGTAACATCTATAATGTACCCAAGGAAGTGTTTAACACAATCCACGACACACAAGAAATTATCTCAATGGCGTCAACCATTGGTAATTACTACGACAAACTACATGTGATTAATTGTAAGAAAGAGTTAGGTCACAAGATTGACGAGCAAGATCACATCAAAGCCATCTGGTTAGCACTACACGCTAGCTATGGCCTAGAAGCATTCCGTTTTATGGTATCGTTTGCCACCAGCTTGGCCATGGTAGAGAACAAGATCTTTATTGGCAACGGTAACATCATCAGCTTAATCTTACAAGACGAACTACTACACAAAGCCTGGACTGCCTATCTCATTAATCAAGTGATTAAAGAAGATCCAAGATTTGCTCGTGCCAAAGAAGAATGTGAAGCTGAAGTCTACGCTATGTACATGGACGTGATTCGTGAAGAAAAAGCCTGGGCCGATTATTTGTTTAAGTTGGGTCCGGTAATTGGGCTTAACGCAAACATTCTCAAAGACTTTGTAGATTATACAGCAGTAGGAGCACTAAAAGAAATTGGTATTAAATATCAACATCCTGCTCCCAAGACCACTCCAATACCGTGGTTTAACAAGCATACCAATAACTCTACAAAGCAAACTGCTCTACAGGAATCAGAATCAACTAATTATGTGATTGGCGTTTTAACTGCTGATATTAATTACGACGAATTACCAAATATTTAAGTTTTAACTAAACTCCAACCTTTTACAGACTTTTGAGGGTGAGCTCCGCCAAATAGAGCATGTACGTTTACTTTACATAAATTATATTTTGTATAAAGTTCATTTTTTGTACAATGCTCTATTATTTCGCTAGTATGTTTAAAGTAATATTTTGTTAAATCGCATCTTCCATTATTAGAACCTTTAGTTTTACTATCACGTCCTTTCATTTTTAGACGCTGAAGTTCTTTCTGTCTCTCTGTTCTAATAATTCCAGCTGATCCTTCGCCGCCGTCTGTTAAGTTTCGTAATATTCCTGTACCGTTATCTTTTCTACCGTACCATCTTATTAACCTACGTTCTAAAGCAAGTGCTCCTATATTAGTTAAGTTTTTTTCAACAATAATTATTCTAGATTTA